CTATATAGTGAAGGACCCGTACACACATACTACGATCCGAGTATCGTAACACCGTTAAAGGCTATTAAGACACTGCCCTAAAGTAGGGAAGGTGAATAAAACCTTTCGGAAGGCTTAAATAGGAGGACGAACCGCCACGACGACTGTCGGCGGGGACACTCCTAGCCCCACAAGAGGGGTGCGGGAAAGTCGTCTCATTAACCTTTCAACCGATACGTTCAAGGTTAGCGACACGACGAAAACCAAAAAAGTTTTCAAGTAGAGCACACAGGCCCAGGCAGAATAGTATTCTGACCTGGGTTTACTACGTCTACGACTCGTTCATAATTTATATGAACTCGCATAGACTCTCGAAGAAACACTAAAGGGTAGAAAACACAGGTTTATATGCCCTGACTGTTTCAAGAGTGTCCAAAACTTAATTCGCGAACGAAAAAGATAACAAATTTTTTTCAGACGCACAGCCCAGTCAAAAAATCCAGGCAAAACATAGTAAAATAGCTCGAAAAGCAATGATTGTACCGCGCGGCACCCCCCCAGGGGGGCCAGGATGCTATAGAATATAGAATGTGGAGTGTATAGTGCATTGTGTGGAGTGCATTGTATAGTCTATATGTGTGTGGCGGCCTGGGGCCTGGGGCCTGGTGGCCGCTTGCTGTGGCTAGCGAAACGCTTGCTAGACTGCTTGCAAAACTAGGGTCTTTCGGCCCTAGTGGTAGGGCCTTTCGGCCCTAGTGGTGGGATTTGGTTTCCGATAGATTGAACTCATCGGGTCGGAAGACCCGATCATGACGGGACCTGTGCCCAGGTCCAACAGTTTGACGATACAAGATAATTGACTTGCCAATAGGCCGCCATAGAGCAACGGTAATTAGTGGTCAATGTTCATAAACCTTTGGTTTCCCCTAGTGGTACCATACCTTGTCTAAACGACAACATGGAGATTCAAGGAACCCATTTAGTCAGGAAGTTTAACTTTCCTGTAGTCCTCAAACGAGTTGAGGCGTGGACTTCTGATGAGATTCGTGAAGCGTCTGAAAGGATTAATATGGAATTACTAGCTAACGCTCGCAAACTTGGCGAGGGTAGGGGTAGGGGTTCTAGTAATAGCACCTTTAACTTTGACTCTTTGCTAGAGGTTGTAGGTGTGGAGAACGTGGAGGATGCTGCAGAGCATTTGGTTGCTCTAGGTTCACCAATGATTCTTGCGACTGGTGGTAGTGACTGGTCAGGGACAATTGGTGGAGCGAAGAAACTTGTTGAGAACGCCGTGAAGGATTCTCAGTATGCGGCAGCGTTCCGTAAAGTTGAGGGCGAGAGGTCTAAGAAAGACTTCATGTTTACCTTCAAGACTCGGCCTCCCATCATTGAGATTGTGGAAATACAGGCACCTGATGTTGAGGTCGAAACGACCTCTAACGACGAAGCGTAGGCTTGGCGTGGTGCCACTAGGGGAGATCAAGGGTTTAGCACACTAGGCCATTGTGGTACCTACAATGGAGAAATAATGGTCGAGACAATCGGATATCTTTCAAGAGGTTATGTGTGTAGTCGTGAGGGATGTAATAATCCTTGGAATGAAACACATGAAGAATCTTGCGATGGTGGTGACACCTGGGAAAAACGATGCCAAGAACACTGCGAGTGTAATTGGAGTGCTACGTAGGTAGCACAATGGTCTAGTATGTTTGGGTAGGTTCTAAGTAGGGCTATGAATGATAGCACCTCTATAACCAAACACTCAGTTAGGGTAATCTAGCAACCCGTTAAAACTGTAGTAGTGTTAATGTTAGATTGGTTGAAAGAACTAGTTAGGCGTAACTGGTTTGACGTGCGAGTAGTGCCAGACTTATATGGTATGATAGCCCTACTTTGAGCCTATTAGAAATTGATTTTGATAGTTGAATAAGCGTCGCCATACGCTGAGTCTCGACTCTATAGCAATTGTAATTAGGTGTGACAAAGCGCACGAAGAAATAGCCCTTTGTGTGACAAATTACACGTCTAGGCTTTTAGAAAAGCGGCGGCTTATTGAGCTATTGAAATACAGTAGCGGTTTAGGAGAATAACATTGTGCATGAAATGCGAGTATGATGTTAGCATAGACGAGGAAAACGAATAGGAAAGGATTTACAATGACATGTAGTTATTGTGGTGTTTCTACTAGTTCTATGAGTTTCAATGAATTGGTAGAACATACTGCTAATCATATAGAAATAATTGATGATGGTTGGTTTTATACTCTTCCTGAGGAATATCAAACATGAGTTACGAATTTATAATTCAACCAGATGGTCGTAAGCAAATAAAAACGTTTACAGAAACCCATTTGGTTAGTACTATTGATCATAGTACTGTCAAAACTATTGTTTGTGTGATGGATCTTTTTGCGGATCATTCAACAAGCAATTTTGAAACAATGGTATTTTCTGCCAGGAATGGTAAAGTTTCTTCTTGGATGGATATAGAGGAAATACAGTCAATTTCAGAAGAAGCAGCCATTGCTGCTCATAGTGAATTGGTGAGGAAATATTCGTGAGTTTGTTAATTCAAGAATTAGTTGTTTCTTTTAAGCCTGATCATTCTTTCACTGAGGTTGAGGTCGAGCTTGTTAGGAGTGCTGCCAAGCATTCTAGGCAGGTGCAAAACAATTTTGTGGCTGAAAATGATCGTAACCGTGAGGGTTTAAGCTCATATCTTCAAGAATATGGTCTTTCTTGTAAAGCCATGTCTAAGGATTTGCGTGGTTTGACGCCTTGGGGTTTAATGGAGTTTAACCTATGAGCAATCTTCAACATAAACTGCGCATTTATGTAGTAACTATTGTGAAGCGTAGGGAAGTTTCTGTTGCTTTGCGCAGATTGTATATGAGAATTATTAACTCATGACAAAAGTACAATTACAGTCTCGCATTCAACATAAACGACGTTGGCAGAAGCATTTGCGTCGTGTTAGAAGGGTTCGTCGCCTAGTAGCGTGGAAGGCTGAATACTTTAGGTGAGAGAAAACCTAGCTATTTGGTGTGTTAAAGAATGTGTAGTCCAGGGCACAAGCGTTGAATATGTCCCGCATTTGTATAATGCTTTTGTTTATGCTGAAATGAACCGCAGAAATTTTGATAATCCTGAAGTTGTTAAGAGAATTGGGGCTAGGGTTGAGCCTAATATTAATGAGAATGGTTGGCGTAACTATCCTGTTTTTATTGGTATTGACGAGGGTAAGCCTTGGCGTGAACTGTCTAGACTTATAAAGAATTTGTGTGAAGCTGTTGCTGACGGTTATTATATTGATAACGTCGAACAGTGGTTTATTGATTTTGAACGTATTCATCCTTTTGGTGATGGTAATGGTCGTACTGGTGCGATTATCGCTAATATCATGTATGGTCATAAAGATGAGGACCTTAAACTTAGTTGGGAAATACATTCTTTTCAATGAGGTACAAAATATCATGACTGATATTAATCATCGTTATTGGATAATAGATACTAAATCAGATGAGGCCCAGCCATATGTTGGTGAGTTCTGGCCTCACAGAGATGTGTACATGATAGATGGTGAAACTAAAGTTCTTGCTACAGCTAACAATAAAGGAGAACTTGTCATGGCCTTGTCTGAAACTAAAATATCGTGATTCGTCTTAACTTTGTTGGTTCTGTCCGAGAGTTTAGGGAGTGGCTAGAATGGTTGAGAAACTAAACGATCATGCGCTTAGAATGGTTGAGGATGCGGCTACTCGTGTCCGAACAATAGGTAAAGAAAAATATACTGCCGAATTGAGCTTGCATATGACTAGCGTTTTGGGCGAGCTTGGTATCATGTTTGGGGATGATTGGATGCACATTATGTTGGATGAGATGGCTCGTAATTTTAGGCATGTCACGTTTGATCCTGCTCATCAGGCTTTTGAACTTGTGGTGAACACTTATGATTCGTTGGCTTCTCTTGCTGAGGTAAAATAATGATTTGTGATTTTTGTGGTGAAAGCATGGGTGAGGACGGTAATGAGACTGGTGCTTTTATTACTTGTAAACATGGGGCTGTTCTTGCCCATGATGTTGAGTTGCCCGTAAATGATGTAATTAATGTTGATCATTGTAATGGTGGTTTGGGTGGTGGGCATATTGCTTGTGTGCGAAGGGTTCTTGATGATAACTAAACAACAGCTTCAAAAATTTAAAAGAAGCATGTGTTGGGTTAATGCGTGGCGTGACGATGAGGAATGGGAATACATGAAGGAACGCCTAATTGAAGACATGGGCCTTGTGCTACCAGAAGAAGATGTCGAAGATGAGTAAGATAGGCGAAGTTGAGAAGATTTGTTGGTTTGAGCTTGAAACCAATGAAATAGTAACGTTTCATACTGCTCTGTTCGCTGATGGTGGAAGCATCACTTTTTTTTCTGATAGGAAAACGTGGCCTTCGAGTATTAGCGCTTTAGAGAATCTTGAATATAAATTGTTGCGTGTGGCTACTGATAGTGAGCGTGAAAATTTTTTGTTGTTGAATCCGCTCGTACAGGTTAGAAGGGTGATTGAGATATGAAATATGTTTTGTGGAAGGATAGCGCAGGTTCGTGGCGCATAGCTGTTAACGATTCAAATACAGAGTTTGGCTATTGGCTATCTCGCCCAACTGTGGCTAAGGTGCGTCGTGCTATTAGGCAATATGAGAAACTTTCAAAGATAGTAACGGTTGGAAGATGAGAGACATTAATCCTTTTATTGTAATGGGTGCGGCGTTGGCCGTGCTAATTCAGGTCTATGTTTTGTATAGATTATTTGGATGAATCCTGAATACCAGGACAATAAAATTGTCCAGCCTGGAAATATCGCTAACAGCGATAATTCCTGGTGTGAATGTTTTCAATGTGATGGTTTGGATAATGAACTGGGAGGTGAAGGCTAAATGTTCCAGGTATCTTTGTTAACAGGTAATAGGTCGTGGGCGTGTCGAGACGAATTTATTGGTTCACGTTTTCATGGCACTTGCGCTTTCGCCGTTATGAAGAATAATGGTGGCGTAGTTCCTGGTGGACCCTCAAACTGGTCGGTTAAATTTAATCGTTTGAGTGTTGACCGCCAAAAATTAATTGACAAGTTTGGGCATGCTGTTTGGATGGCGGCTAGGGGTACAACTAATCGTAATTTTAGTCCTTTAGCTTCACCGTTCACTTTGCGTTGGATTATTGGGGCCTTGAGACCTATTGCTAATCCTAATGCAGCAGTGTATTGGCAAAGATTAGATCATTTACCTGCCCGTTTGACTGTTAATAGTAGTCGCAAATTTATTAAAACAGAATTTAACGACATGCAAGGTTTTGATTATGATAAAGCTAAGAAAATTTATAAGCTAATGTTGGATGCTGATGCTAATGGGATTGAAATGCAGTCTGATATTAGTGTTGCGTGGGGTCTTGGTTCTCCTTCTGGTGGTGTGAACCATATGAGTTTGACTGGTCTTTTAGCAAGCAAAAAGGCTGTGTTGCCTGCTTATGATTATGGTTTCATTTTTCCTCCATCACAGTTTCTTTAAAAGGGGTTGGTAGGTTTTGTGTGGTATTGCGGGATATAACTGTTCACCCAAATTTGCTGAAAAATATTTGGATAATAACAAGCAGGAGAAGCTTCTTGTTGAAGCGTGGCTTCACAACCAGCATCGTGGCTGGGAGGCTGCAGGATACATGGGTTTTGTGGAGGATGCGTTTAAATCGTGGAAGCGTAAGGGTGCTGCTGCAGATTTGCTGTTAGACAATTCTAAAAGGAACAGGGTGCCTAATCTTGAGGTCATGCGTGTGTTTGGCGCCCACACCAGACAGCATACTGTTGGTGATCCTAAAGTTAATAGCAACAATCATCCTGTCAACGTGGGCAAAGTGTGGGTGACCCATAATGGTAATATCACCAATGATGTTGCTATCAGGAATACGCTTGCGAACAGCAGGATTCCTGATGTGGATTCTGCTGTTATTGCCGCTGTTTTAGATGAGAGGGTCGAGAATCCTAGGAACATTACTGAAATTGCGGAGGCTTTAGCGCCTTTGAGCGGTAATATTGCGTTTCATGCTGTTTGGCAGGATCAACCAGGTTTGAGCCTTATTGGTAAAGGTACTGGTTCGCCCCTTATTTTGGCGTATCATCCTTTCGGAATTATTCTTTATGGTAGCACAACCGAAGGTCTTTACGGCATGATTGATGCTATGGGCTTGAAGGTGGACGGTTCGGGTTGGGAATATCGTAACCTTGATCCGAACAAAGTTTTTTTGGTTGAGAACGGTGATCCTATTGGGTATGCTGCGCTACCTTACCGTCATGTTGTAGATACGAATTCGACGTGGGCCAGGGCACCGTTTGCAATTAAAAGAATGGCTCCTAACAACGTGGAAGTCTATGAAACTGATATTCTCGCTGACTGGCCTGTCAAGTTTGGGGCTATGGGCAGGGATATTAAATGTTTTCCAGCCACCCAGGACATAGAAGAAAAGTATGACAATGTTAATGGTTTTGCCAATAAGGACGGAAAGTTTGGATTTACAAACATGTACGCTCCGTTCGGGGAGGCGGACCGTGTAGTTTACAATAAGAAAACTTATGCTTATCATGTTTTCTATGGTGATGTTGAAGTTATTGTGGGTTCTGACCGTAAAATATATGATGTTTACAATCATGCATTATTAAACATGGAGGAACGTTGGATTGTTGAGGATAAGGACCCTGAAGTTAGGAAACCGTCTGTTCCTCCTGTCATGTTGGAGCCTTGGCCGCAATGGTATATTGCAAAGACTACTGAAGTTAAGAATATGCCTGACAGTAAACCTGAATATGAGTATATTCTTTTAGCTGATGCTGCTGCGAAACGTAAGGTCGAAGCTGAGAAAGCAAAGAATCAGGCTCCCTTCATGCTTCCTTCAAAACGTGGTAACCCTAGAGGCCACGCCTATTCTGAAACATTGACGGATGTTACAGAGAACGATTTTGAAACGGATGGTTATTTGCATCCTGAAATAATTGTTACTTGGGATTCTTTTCCTGGTTTAACCTGGAATGCGGAGGGTGCGCAAGGTGTAGCTTTCGTTAATGATGCGAAATGTGCTCTTCATGATGTGACATTGGGCAAACATGAAAAAATTGATGGTTGCAGGTTCGCACAGTTCGCGGCGCTGTATGCTTTGTCTTGTGCTGAGGATACTGAAATTGCTCGTTGCATGATGGGGGTTCTTGGTTGTGAGCTTACTGTAGGTAAGAACCAAATTTGTGATCCTAACGAACATAAATGGTATCCTAATTCGCAGCGAATTGTGAAACTGAATAGAACCCATTTTGATTTGATTACGGGTGAGGATTGTTGGGATTGTGGTAGTGTTAGAAGGCTAACCAATTTTCCTGACTGGGCGCTTACTCTTATGGGTGCGGAAAGGAGCATTAGTAATGTTAATACCTGATAATGGTATTGTTAAGGTTGGTATGGAAATTGAGATTGTTAAATGGAAGAACAGTCGCACCTATCAGAAGGTTGCTGCTGACCTAATCAAGGCTGGTTTCATGACTGGTCAGCCTTCCGATTGGGAAACGTTTCACAATTATGGTTGCAAATGTGAAAATGGTTGTGGTCTTGTGCGCAGCGGGGATACTATTTATCCTCCGCTCGTATCTTTAACATATGATGCGAGCCTGCCCGAAACGGGCGCCGAATTTGTTACGTCCACTGTTCTTTTAGAAGAGAACGGTCTTGAAGAATTGCGGTCTATTTGGGATATTGTTGTTAGAAGCGCCGTATGGGATGATCAAACAATCAACAAGCATGGTAATCGTTCTTCTCCTAGTGTTCACCTGCACGTTTCGGCTTTGACGCCTGGTGCTGAAACAAGAGGAATTCCAGACGGAAAAAGCTTGTTACATAATGATGTTATACATGCTCTCAGCCTGTATGGTCCCGAATTTATTGCTTTGGCGTCTTCGGCTGGATATGTTAGAGGTTTGAGTTTTAGGAAACCTATTCGTAATGCTGACCAGAACGGTCACCACGGTTTCATCCATTTGCGGAGAGTTAATTCTGGTTACGTGTATATTGAGTGGCGCATGTTCGAAGCAGTATACGATAATTGGGATTACATTGAGTCTTCAGCATATTTGGCTGCCAGCCTGACTCGACAATTGTTGCAGCCCGATAATACTATTGCCACTCTTATGCGTGGCGGTTATGGTGGACCTTTCGACCAGGAACGTTTAAACGAGGCTGTGCGACGTGATGACACGCCCGCATTGTTGGAACTGTTTAGCCTGGATAGGCTGATAGTGTTGCGTGAACTGTGTGTTAACGGTTTGCAGGATGATGTTCGTGGTCAAGCTTTGTTGTCTGACCTGTTTAATAAAACGGAGGTTTCTTTTGGACGTTAAAAATTTGCCTGAACGTATTGTGAGGGCTTCGGCTAGTGTTAACATTTTTGTTCGTGACGTTGCGGACGCTAAGCCTACGATTCCGTTAGATAGGGGACATTTTCGTTGTGAATGTGACCAGTCGCCGTTTACTTCAAGTGATCCTTTAACCACTATTTCGGCCTACTGTTTTGGTGGTACAACTGCAGAAGACACACCGTTTCAGTGGTCTGCTGTTGGCTATACGGCTAGAGTAGCAGAACATATTTCATCTAATTGGTATGGTTGGTTGGGTAATCAGGTTTATGGTTTCGAAAATGCTGAGGTTGTTACTTTTTTGAAGCCCCAAATCTTCCAGTCTTGGGATATGGTTTCTGAAAATCATTATTCTTATCGTGGTTCGCGCATTAATATGGCGCAACGTTTCCAGTCTTGGGTGGGTGAGAACGAGGTTTTGTTTAGTGTAACGAATACGCCTGGTGGATTCTATTTGAAACCTCAGCCTCATTATAACAGTTTTTATGATATGAACGCTAATAATATTGTAAACAATTTTGCTGTTCATCCGTCAAAAACAACCGCATTTGTGGATTGGTGTTTAGACCAGATGTGCGTGAACGTTGGGAGTATGATTGTACAAAATTCTTTGACAAGAGTTAAGCCTGCGGGCAGCGCCAAAAAGACCACTAAAGCTTCGACAAAGCTGCCGCCTCTTGATAGTAGTGGTCTCAGCTATACTGCTTTTGTAGAAAGTTTTGCGCCTACCGTTATTATACAAGACGACGTTGAAGAGAACAATGAAGAGGACGACTATTAAATGTTTTTGGGTGTAAGATCAATTCCCTTATCGCAGGAGACTCGTACCGCATGGTCTAGTGCGAACGTGAAATTTGCGAAACGGAATTACAGTGAAAAGCAGCTTAACGCTCTCGCCTTGAAACTGGACGTTGAGGCTGTCGTCAATTTGGGTAATTTGAATTATGATTTTACGGAGCTAACCATGCCCGTGTTTAACATGCCTATTAGTGTTAGGCATGTTTCTCATCCTGCAGCGTTGCGTAGAAACATGAACGCTTTTATTCCGCCCATGAGCCTTAACGGCCCGCACTGGCATAAGAGCGGCGGGTTTGGTGGACGTGGTAAAGAGTTCCACGAGAAGGCTTGTGATTCTGTTTGGGGTATAGTGCAGAAACATGTTGATGGTGTAGAGTTCAGGGTTATTACTGTTGGCGAGTTTATTGTGCAGGCTCACCGTAAGGAAGTGTTGCCTGGTGTTGGCAATTTTGTTTGGCATTGGACGGGTGTTGAGGGTGTTGGGAAGAACGGTATTATTCCTCACGTTAAGGAGGCCATTTCGTTTGTTCCGAACCATGTGCGAACAGTGTTTGGTTGGGATATTATTGTGGATAAGGACAGGCCGTATACTATTGAAATCAACACGTCGCCTGGTGTGAACGAGTTGACTGCTGCTCGTATTGTGCGGGCTATTAGAGATTCGATTTAGGAGAACAAGCATGTACGTTGAAAGAATGGGATTAGACCCTGAACTCGCAATTGTCAACAATGATAGTGGTGTGGGCAGGAGCGCACACATGTTGTTGGGGGACCATTGTGAACAGTTCAGTTTCCACTATGATAACGGTGATGGTAACATGTTGGGCAGTGAGGTTTCTCGTGATGGCCCTGGTGTTGAGGTGCGTACTCTTGTGGCGTCTGCTTGTAGAGACAATCTTATACCCTATTTGGGTGAGGCAATACGTTGGACTTCTCTTAAACTTGAAAAGGACATGGAAAACAAGTTTAAACTGTCTTCTGCGGCCAAATATGTGCTCGACGACGAGTCGCTGATTGATGCTCCGCCTAACGTTTCAGAGTTTGGATGTAACCCTGATATTGATGCGTATTCTTTGTCTGAGAAATCTCCTAACCTGAACCCTTCGGATAGGCGCAGATGGACTGGTGGACACATTCATGCCAGCCCAATAGGTCTGGCTGACCTTGAACAGCAGGCTGCGCTAGCAATACTGTATGACTATTTTGTTGCTATGCCTATGGTCGCTATTCTTGGCAACAAGTTTTCTGATGGTGAAGCAGAACGGAGACAAGTTTACGGTCAGCCAGGTTCTTTCAGATATGATGCTAAGATTAGTAAAATAGAGTTCCGCACGTTGAGTGGGCGACTACTATTGCATCCTACGATTCTTGGCTGGTGCATGGGCATGGTCAAATCATTTATTGATGGCATGCATTACCATGATCCTAAAAGTTTTTTGCAGGATTTGGTGAAGCGCATGCCCCTGGAACTCGTGTATGATACTATTGTTAAACATGACGTGTCTGCTGCGGAAGGGTTGGGCGCAGAAGTGTTTAAACTATTACCTAACTATAAGAATGACGTTTATTGTCTTGGTAATCCTATGGGGTCGAATGGTAAAAGTACTGAGAACCCCTATTTTTATGAGCGTGCCTGGGACGTGTTTGTTAGAGCACAAAACGAGGGGCTGTTTTGGGATGATGACATGGTGTTTAACTGGGGTTTATATGAGGACTATGAAATTAAACATCATGCTTATTGGGGTATTCATACTGCCATGAATGGCAGATGTGATGATCTTATTTTCCCTATGAACGAAATATTGCGTAGTGTTTGGCCGAAGGAGGCGCTTGTGGATAAACCTGTTTATACTCATCCTACTGTTGGTGGTTTGAAAAAGTATGTTTCTCCTGGTGCCGCAAAGTGGTTGGCATGATAAGTTGAGGGCTGAAATAGAGTAATTAAATCCCAGCGAGCGCATAAATGCATAGGTGCGACGCTGCAGAAAAAGAGAGAAGAACGCAATGAGCATACTAGAACAACAGTTAGAACTGCATTTCGGCGACGAATACGAAGAGAATCGCCGAAGGGCAGAACACTACGTAAAATATCTGATTAGTCGCCCCTGGTGGGTTGACAAACAAGCAATGTTAAACAATGAGGGACCATTATACTCAATGGTCAACCATTGTTTACTGTACATCATCGAGAAGGGTAGTGTAGGTGACGGACACGGCGCCTACGCTACTTTTCTCGCCGAACAGTATGGCACTTCTATTAAAGCCAACCATGCTACTACCCTCAACGATGGCACTAGCATGGATACCGTAAGGTGGTCGTCAATAGGGCTAACCGAAACGGACAGCACGTCCGCTGCCCTTTCGGGCTTAACGCCCTATAAACGCGAACTGGTTGAGCAACCACTAAAAACTCTTAAAGTACAACTATATCCCCGACATAAAGAGTTTCTTGAAGTATACGCTAAAGTGGGAAACGTGCAGGAGGCAGGAAATTTGTTAGGACTATCCGAAGCCTCCGCCTGGTCACTCTACCGCAACGCCCGCACCAGCATCCGTAAACAGTTAAAGGAAAGCCCTTAAACAAAGGATTCCTACCCCTCCGCAGCCAACCACCACCCGTTCCTATAGTATGGAGTGGTCAGCCCTACCTTCAAAAACGCCAACAAGCATCTACGAAAACGATACGGTTGTCAGACAATCCACCATATCACAACTACAACTATGCGGCTACAGGGTAGCTTTAGAAGACCACGAAGGATACCTGCAAATGGTGTCCGAACAACTAGTGTTCGGGCAGGCACTACACCACATTATTGCCAGAGACCTGGAAGCCAAAGAACCACAGTTCGAAATGCTTCTGAAAATGGACGAATGGGTAGCAGAAATACTGGTCGAATACGACTGGACACTAGACAGAATACCTAGCGTAAGAGATTTCTTCTCCGAACTGAGCGCAGGATACCGCTCCTGGCGGACAGAAGTACACCCCACCCTAGAAGAACTAATATGTTTTGAAGAGGAAATGTATTTACCTTTGGGTGAAGGTAAGAATGGTAATATTTATTTGCGGGGTACAGCGGACGCAGTGTTCACGCCTAGACTCGTAGACTGGAAAACGTCGGCGAAGCCGTGGACACAAAACAAAGCTGACCTATCCATACAAGCATCCCTGTACCCTGCGCTTGTAAAACAAACATACGGGAAATCTCCAAGAAAGTTCAGGTTCTGGAATTATGTTAGAACGAAACACGAATGGCTCTACTTGGACACGAGCAGAACAATTCAACAAATCAATGCAGCTTTGCGATCTGCGTACGATTACGGAATGTTGCTGGAAGCGAGAACCTTCACAGCCACACCTGTACCAGAAGCCGCTTTTAACAAGGCTAGAGGATGGTACTGTTCGGCTAAGTTCTGCGGTGCATGGAATATCTGCCCCGCCAAATTCTTAGCGGATTCGAAAGATGAGAACGAGATTGCAGTAAGGTCTTGGTAGAACACCTACCAAACAGTCCCCGACTTGGTTGCAGGTTCGAATCCTGTGCGGGGACACGAGGAAATACCTCATTTTAGAAAGGAAACTATAATTGAGTAACAGAAACAGAAGCATTATCATGCAGGTCGCCTACAAGGGCGCAATAGAACTAGGCGAGGCAACGCTCGAAGGCGTGCAAGCACAGTTCGACCTCCTAATCACAGCACACGAGAAAAACAACATCAGCCTTGAAGAGGCCCCTAAGGGCGGAGGCAACTACGGTCGCCCAGCACCACGACCTGCAGGACCCGTCAAAGAAATTAGTGGAACACTATTCTTCGCCGAGAACGGCGACAAGTGGTTTGACTTCCGTGACGCTAAAGCTGCGAACAAAGAGAAGCCCAATTTCCCTGACTTCAAGTCGGAAGATATGAAGACTTCTGTCTGGTTGTACGACCAGGAGGGTTCGCCGAACGAGGCGGCTGTTGCACTGTTGAAAGCTGCTGAACTAACAGCAGCATTCTAAGCTAATGTACGGACGGTCACGCAAAGAGGACCTGGATATTCTCCGAAACGAGTATGATCCACGTTCACCAAAGCTAAGAGTACTCTTACTCTCCTATTTGACGGTGGGCGATACCATCCCTACAGTCGGTCAGCTTAACGGAATCCTTGATTGGATTACTGCTGACCGTGAAGGGTTCTTGGAGGCGGTCGAAGCCTCAATGCCCGAAGAGAACGAGAAAGAAATACTTGCTGTCGCCGAAGTTGACCCGTATCGGGGTCAGTACATGTAGTGACGAAGCTTTATCAACAAATAAAAGACACCTTTGATTTCGCAGAGAACCCTACGAAAAGGGTGGGCACAGGACTCCCAAGACTCGACGAAGTTATTGGAGGACCCATGCCAGGTGAGATTTGTATGATTATTGGAAGATCGGCGTCAGGTAAGTCGATTGTTGGGCAGAACATTATTGTCAACAACATGACCCTGCCGTCCATCTTCTTCTCAATGGAAATGCCATACATGCAGGCTGTTCTCAGAATGTACACCATGTGGAGCGGCGAGAACGCGACTGATATACAACACAATTTTGATGCAGGGAAACTGCCCGACGACATGTGGGATATGGCAGTAGCCTTCCCCCAACATTGGATAGAAGACGGAGCAGGGTTAAGTTTGGAAACAATGAGCGCAGTCTGCCACGACTTTCAGAGAGCCAACATGGTGCGCCCCGAATTCGTAGTAATAGACTATTTAGAATTGCTCGGTGGAGCGAAAGCTAGCGGCGACGGATATCTGGCAACAGAAAAACAGGCTACAATGCTGAAGGACTGGGCGAAACTGGAAGACATGCGAGTCTTCGTGTTGCACCAGACAAACAGGCAGGAGCCACGTTACAAACCGCCCACCGAAAACTCTGCAAGAAATGCGGGGTTTACCGAGGCAGACTATGTGATAGGGTTGTGGCAACCAGCTAGGAATCCTGAACTAGATTTTCCTGAAAGGTTGGCTTTAAGGAATACGCTCAGATTTAACGTGTTGAAGAACCGTGCGTTCGGAGTGGACGTGGACAAGATTGACATGACATTACAACCTTCGCTGAGAATATGGCGACCGAAGGTTGAGGAAGAGAGGATAATTGAACCAGCCAAATCCGATGCAGGACAGTATTAGAACCGTCCAACTAATCATGGATTCAGCCAACAGCGGCAGTGGCAGAACGCTAGACGCAACACAGGTTGTTAACCTGGCCCGATACATTATGACGTATGAGGGCGCATCCAACGACCTGTATGAGAAGCTCATGGACACTGAAAGCATGTTGGGTGCTTATGTTAACGAGTATGGGCGTGAGCTTATAGACGAACTGTTAAAGGATGTGATTGTTAATGCCGAAATTGTCGAAGGTGAAATCGAGGAAGAGACGCCTCGACGAGACGATGAAAATGTGGGGTTGGACCCACAGGCAGAAGAGGAAGAGTAGTGAACCATATCTTAAGCTTCGCCACATTGCTAGGGTTGGTAAAGAAGACCAGGCGGGGGCGATCTTTATCGACCAGCAGCAGAAGTTCAGGTATGTTGCCTGGACGGAAGTGGTGGAACTCTAGTGGACAATCTGGTAATACACCTTGAGGTCCCGTTCTTTTGTACGGGTTGTGGCATCACGTATGAAGCTGAATGGACTGCCCACTACTGTGCTCACCCTGAGAACGCTAATTTTGATTGGGAGAAACACGATAAGATGAATGAAGTAATTGTTGTTGACCCCGAAACGGGAGGGGCGAAAGGACAGAAAGATGTTAGACTTCACGCAGCACCTTGGGAATCTTTGTCTGAACTTGGCAAAGTCTTTGCCTTCGGAGAGCAAAAATATGATGATTACAATTTCCGTAAAGGATATAAATGGAGTCTCAGTTTCGACGCACTGCAGCGTCACGCTTGGGCCTTCTGGAATAGAGAAGATCGTGACGAACAGTCGGGATTTCACCACCTTGCGCATGGCGCTTGGCACTGCCTAGTGCTCATGTTTTTTTCACTGACAGGAAGAGGAACCGACGATCGTCCTTTCTAGTCTAGAAGCAGCTTGGTTGGCAGGGCTTTTCGAAGGTGAAGGTTGTTTAACTTTTTCATCCCCGTTGCAACAAAACAAGGGCAGCAAAGGTCAGTGGACATGGCAAATCAATATGATTGACGAAGACGTTATACGTCACGTCCACGACTTGATTTTAGGATCAAGATTTTCTTACAGTGATTGCCCCTCTCGCAAGGCTTCAAATCAGCAACCTCAATGGTATGTGCGCATATATGGAAGACACGTTATAGCGGATATATTAGAACAGATCAAACCATTTCTGTTCTCCCGCAGAATGGAGAAAATAAATGAATTCTTTGAATGGTACAAGTTGGTCAAAGATCAGCGGGATCACAGAATCCTTGCTGTTCGGTGATTCAAGTTTTACGAGAAGCAACGGGGCTGTAATTTCAAAACTGTATGAACGCTTAACCAAGCGGAGCAGACGTGCGCAAGCAGCGCACACTTATCCTGGCTATCCAGAAACCCAGGAAGCCTACCGTCAAGGCGTATATGATGCGTTCAAAGCTTTGCAGAAAGAACTCAGCGTTTGACGTTTTCGGAACAGCCATTCAATAAACGCTTCGCAGTCCTCGGAGACACAGCCGAAGCCGTATACGATGCTGTTCTACCATTAGGAAACTCCGTGCAATTCGGGTTTAGACGACCCAAAGGTGTCAAGTTTAGTACCTTCCCCGAGAAATTGCGACACATGCCCGACAGGTCAACGGCCACATATTTTGTGGAGGTCATGGGTCTTGGTCGAGACGGAATTTTGAAAAGCATGAAGGTAACCAAGTTTGATGCTTTGAAAGCGTGGGACAAGTTCGCCCGAGAAATAGGATTGTTCGGCGTAGCCTTATTTGTGTGGAATAGTAGTAAGAAACAGTTCCTAGTATTATCTTTTAAGAGCATAAGCAAGTTAGTCAACCAGTCTATTAAACTATATGGTGTCCAACATTTCGAAGTGGACGGCATCGAATATTACAGGTTGGATTGGGATAAGCTGGTTGCGGAAGCTACTCTAGTAGGGAGTCATGATGGAGACTAGTATTGACGGACTCATCCTAAAACTAATAGACGACACACAAGCTTTAGAAGCCCTCGCCTATGCGGAGAACAATGATGTTGTGCGTTCGCTGGCGAACAGGCATGCTAAAGACCTGATGTGGGCGTATCGTGAAGTGATGGAGAATGACACGAAATAAATATTTCGTTCTGCTGTCGAAGCGAGGCGAACGACGCATTGGCGAAAGGTAGGCCGACGTGGGAAACGTTGATCGGCAACGATCAAATACTTGGGGACATTGCGATCCCCGTGCCTGTGCAACCTCATTCGCTGCAGGATGTTGTAGAGGAAATAGTGGAGGGGATGCCTGATGCATTACGCGAACTGTACCATTTGCGATTTGGAAATCGACTCTCCATTCGTGCCATTGCCAGGGAGCAGGGTTTTAAGAGCCATTATGTTGTTCAGTATCGTTTGGAGAAACTATTGGCGTACGTCAAAACTGAATTGGAGAAGAGAGGAATAACATATGATGAACGAAGCACTGCTTAAGGCCACGCTAGCTGTTCTCTTAGACGGTCAAGCCTTCCTGTATGGTGAGAACAAGCGCATGATGGCTGAACTGTATGGTGAGGATGTTAGTGACGAACAGTTTCAGGCGTGGATGGACGAGTATAAGGCGGAGTCTGCGGAGCTTGTGGAAAAAGTGGTGAACAAGAATGGACCGTAAAACTATTATTGTTGATCTTGACAACGTGGTATGAGTGTTAGAACCATTGCGGGCGGACATGTCGCTCTGCGCAGGAGAAACGAACTACACGTTACAGCAATCAAGCAAGCAGGGGTCTGCGTTGATTGTGGTGGTTCATTTCATCCTGTAGCGATGGACTTCGATCACCTTCCAGGTGAAGAGAAGAGATATGAAATTGCCAGGATGCTTTCGGGTACTTGGTCTATTAAATCTATTGAAAAGGAAATAGCTAAGTGCGAACTGGTTTGTTCTAATTGCCATCGTGTACGCACTGCAACGAGGGCAGGATGGAAAAGAGGTGATGCCGAATGACTACACGACCTACGATCATTATTGATTTAGATAATGTAGTTTATTGACGATTGGGTGCAGGCGATGGCCCGCTGGTTGTACAACAACCACGTCACAGACAAGGGCGTGCCTGGACTGATCGAGGACTACACTCAGTGGGCTGTGTGGGATGATTGGGGTATACCCAAAGGCGAGTTTATGAGATGGTGGAGGTTAGGAATTGAAAAGGAAGAAATCTATGCCAAAGGTCCCCTTATTGCTGGTGCTAGAGACGCACTTTGGCGATTGTCAGATGCCGAATGGAACATTCATCTTGCCACCTCACGATTCACTAAATTTGGACTTCATGATAAGATCGTGGGCAACACGTGCAGTTGGTTGCGCGATAACAATATTCCCTATCGACAATTATCGTTCACAGATAGGAAGACACGAATCTATGCCGACGCCATTGTTGACGATCGCCTCGACAACATGAACCCCAAGGTTCACGGTATTTGTATGATGTTCGACGCCCCGCATAACCAGGCCCAGGAGTTTGATGGTTGGGGTTTCAGAGTAAAGAGTTGGGATGAAGTTGTGAAGCGACTGCTATGAGAATCTTGGTGACAGGAGACAGGAATTGGAACAACGAATCAGTCATGGATCGGGCGTTCAAAGATTTGTTTTTCTATTGCGAGGAACAAAGCTTCTCTGCACCATTGGTTCTGGTTGAAGGCTGCGCAAGGGGCGCTGACCAAATGGCAGAACGTATTGGGTTATTGCATTTTGCAACCACAGAACACCATCCTGCTGATTGGGACAAATACAATAAGGCCGCAGGCGTGCTTCGCAATCAAGAAATGCTGGATAGCGGAATTGATTTGTGCCTTGCCTTCCACCACGACCTAAGGGGGTCGAGAGGAACAGCAGACATGGTGCAGCGCTGTTTGCGGGTCAAGGTTCCAGTCTGGTTGTATGGATGAAACGTGATTGGCGGAGAGAAGAAAACAGGGTGCAAGAACCACTAATAGTAGGAGTATGGTATAGGAGTCCACTATGGGATCACGACCATTGCCTGGGAAGAATAAAAGAGTTTGTTCGGGAGGGTGACGCATGGTGTGGACGACCACTCCAAGCCGCTATGGACTATGATAACTCGGAGTTGGGCGGATTATGGTTTACGAACAGGACAGGAAGTAGCGCACAGTGCGCTGAATGTAGGCGCCGTGAGAAGGCTGCTCTTGGTGTTGGGTAGGTTATGAAAAATTACAAGTCCTCCCGCACGAATTCTGTTACCGTTATTGCGGGAAGGAAACTTTGTTATAGGTGTCAACGCTACAAGTCTTTGGCATCGTTTAATAATGACAAACTAAGACCCGACGGGAAATATCCCTATTGTCGGGCCTGTCGTAAAAGATATATTACCAACGCCAAGAAAATCCCTCGCATTACTAACGATTATAGCAAAGCTTGTGGCTGGTGTGAAGCCCCTATTGGCGGAACCCATCCGAATTTAAAGTATTGTTCTGATCCGTGCAAGTCTCGTGCCTCATTAGCTTTTTCGTATGGATTAACAGTTGAAGAATATAAGTCTCTTATTGCGGACATGGGTGGGCTATGTCCTATATGTAAAAGGGTCGTAAAGATTTGGCACATGGATCACGAACATGAGTCAGGAGAAACTTTTGGGGTTGTGTGTACTACTTGTAACACTAAGTTATTGGCCTGGACTTTTCATGATATCGAAATTGCCAAACGACTGGTTGAGTTTCTGGAAAACCCACCAGTCAGAACAAAGTATGGACTAAGAACTGTGACAAAAAAAAGAATTACCACAACCAAATGGCAAAAAGCTAGACGAGAAACTCTAGCTGCCGAAGGGATTTACATCTATCCTCATGGATTAACTAGAAGAGATGGTTCTAAATGAATCCAAAACCTAAGCGTCATTGGACAGAAAAAAAAAGAATACTAAACGGAGAGATTGATGAATCTTAGAGAATTGGTCCTGGGCACGATCAACTCGCTCATGCGCTCTTGTGCGCACGACGATTCGGTCAGCGATGAAGAAATGCTTGACGCTATTACTAATACAATCGAGTCTTGGTTGCTCGTTCAGGGCGAGTACACTGACATTTGTGGATTCCTTAGGAGAACCAATTGAATCCGAAACCTAAACGCCACTGGACAGAGAAAATCCGCCAGATCGGATGGGCAATACTCGTAGCCTTCCTACTCGAACGAGCCTACCCGACCCCCTGGTTGCAAGGCCCGTTCGGAAGAGTAGCCTACCTGTTCATAGTCTTCTACGTTGTTAAAGCTTTCATCGAGTACAGGCAGGAGCGCAGCGGACGCTTCTACGCTAAAACACAGAAGTACAATGCGTGGATTAAAGGCAAGTCCTTTAACCTCAGCGACTATACTAGACATAAGCTAATATCCGTTTGGCGTGTCGCTATTATTGGCCTAGCCATAGGCTATATCATTGACATGTCCACGCCTGCTTGTGAAGGCGCAGTTAACTGTGCCGTAAGTATACCTACGTTAATCGGTCAGAACATGGGCGACCTTGTTCAGTTCATGATTAGGTTGGCACTTGGTTTTGTAGGGTTCTTGGGAGTGCAGGAGATTGCTGCACGTCAGGGAGCAATGGACATTATGCTCCCCCATTCAATTAAAACCAGGTTTACTGACGTTTACGGGCAGGACACGGCAGTAGCTAGCGTTAAAGAGGCGCTTGAAATTCTCAACAACCCTGAGGAAGTTGAAGCGTTGGGCGGGCAAATGCCTACAGGTATTATGATGTACGGCCCGCCAGGAGTAGGGAAATCCTATCTTGCTGAGGCTGCTGCAGGTGAAGCGGGTAAACCGTTCGTGTCCATTGACGGGTCTAGTTTCACATCAATGTGGGCTGGTGTGCCGCAGCGTCGAACCAAACTAATCTTTAAGAAACTGCGTAACCTTAGTGTCAAATACGGCGGCGTTGTTGTGTTCTTTGACGAAATAGACGTATTGGGTTCCCGTGGTGGCGGAGTATTGAGCGAGTTGTGGAACAAGATTGTGTTCCGTAATGTTCCCGAAGAGAACAGAATACAGATTTCCTCTGGTTCTGGTGCGCTACAGCAGATTCTTACGGAAATGTCGGGCATGAAGAAATCTCGTGGCTTCTACAATAAGCTGCGAGTATGGTTGGGTTTCCCTCCGTTGCCGCCCATTGACTATAGGATACTGTGGTTAGCTGCGACAAACATGGAGAAGACGCTTGACCCTGCCCTGACCAGGCCAGGAAGGTTTGACCGTAAACTGCGCATGAACTACCCGAACCTGTCAGGACGCATAGAAACGCTTGTAGGATACTTGGGTAAAATATTCAAACATGTTCTAACCGATACTGAAATAGAACAGATTGCACGTAACAATCCGCAGGCTACTGGTGCCAGTATTAAAACGATGGTGAACGAAGGGCTACTGTCCGCAGTGCGTGACGGTAGGGACTATGTTACCTACGATGATCTGCGGGATTACTTGCTTAAAAGTATGATGGGTGAGGCTGAAGGGGAAATGGAATTGGAAGAGGATAGATGGCGTACAGCAGTTCACGAGGCTGCGCACGCTGTTGCTTCTCACCATTTTCGTAGAGACATGCCTATTCAGTTCGCATCCGTTTTTAAGCGTGGCAGTACGGGAGGGTTCGTGCAGGCCAACGACGAGGTTGACCGTTACACGTTGAAGAGCAGGCTTATGGCGAACATTAGGGTGAGCTTGGCGTCCACCTGGGCGGAGAAATACTATTTCGATGATGATGTGTCTACGGGTCCGTCAAGCGACTTGAAGAAAGCGTCGGAGACGGCGGACAACATGTGGTTTAAATGGGCTATGGGCAACACTGTTTACGTGTTTAGTGTTGATGAGGTTACTCCCGAATTGAGGTCGCAAGTGGAGGATTGGTTGAATGGAATTTACGCCGACCTGCACGAGTTCATGACAACGCACCGTGATGAGGTGGAGCTTGTGGCTCAAATGTTGCAGGAGTATGGTACTGTTGATGGTGATGAGATTCATAAATTATTAGATAGGATGCAATGAGAAAGTTCTTCGCATTTGTAGCAGGCATCATCCTCATAATAGGAGGATTTATAATCATTAACTGGAACGTACCCACCTGGCGCTTATATGATGGGAACTGGAAGCCCCTCGCCATGACGCAAGCAGAAAACTGGTGTGCAGGAAAAGTCCTAGGAGACAACGGGTTCAACAACAAGCAGGACGATCCTGACGTGGACGCCTGCGTCGCCGCATCAAAAATGGATAATACTACTCCCAACATTGCGTTGAGTGTCGAATGGGCATGTCGGGGTGTTAACGCAGCCTTCCCCGACTTTCCCGTAGAAGACTGTAAGGTCCAGGTCGAAGGCGGAGACATATGGTTTCTACAACATGGCGGCTATACTTGGGAGTGGAATAGTGGGAACAAGCGGCCTGTGGCGTCGCATTCGGATATTAGACAGCCTCCTAGGGGGGAACGTGACAGTGATGAAAGGACCGATAATGAAGAGAGGGCATTGGGATAATACCTATGTTAGCTGCTGACTATTTACGAAAGGAAAATGAATGATAAATATGATTGCCTCACAGCTACAGTTGATAACTCAGCTTGGCGCTATCCTGTTGGGGGTGACCGTAGCTTTAACGGGCTTCTCTCGCCAAGGCGAGGAAGAGGACAAAACCCTTCACTACAGTCGCAAACGCCTGCGTACGGCCATTCTGGTGGCCTTAGCGGGGTTTGTGGTGACGTCCACGGTCACCTTTACACCCAAAGGGTACGATGGCGTTGTCCTCGATTTGGGTGCGGGAATACTTGAACAAGAACTCGCAACAGGCGTGAATTTGGTTGTCCCGATCGTCCAACACGTCAGCAACGTGAACGTGCAAACCCAAATATACAGGCACAATAATCCTGACGTGTGGCAGCATACTGCCGACACCCAGGAAATCAGGGTGCCCGTAGCGATCAACTGGCGTACAGGTAACGCCAGCTTCGTTAGCGAAAATATTAGTGGCGGGCCGCTCACGATCATCGAGCCAGCATTGCTGCGGGCGTTGCGTACCGCCATTGGCTCCTATTCGTTGGAGCAGATAGCTCCGAAGCAGACGGAAATCAGCGAACGCATTTTCAACGAGATAGCACCACAACTAGCATTGCATGGTATTATTATAGAATACGTGGCCATTGAGGACACTATTCCTAAGGCTGGTATTCTGACGGCCATCGAAGAGGAACGGATCGCCGAACGTCAGAAGCTTACTGCCGAACATCAGCGGGATATTGCTGCGACCAGGGCCGACGAGATCAGGAACGCTGCGGCAGGTGAAGCCGACGCCATGATTACTGTGGCGAACGCTGAACGTCAACGCCAGGAAATGCTTGGAATGACAGCCGAAGAGTACGTGCTGTTCGTTAAATGGAATGGTGCATACCCGCAAGTCGTTGCAGGAGATAGTGGTCTCATACTAAACATTCCTAACAGTGCGCCTGCTGTTGCCCAGCCCTCAACTCTCCCAACCGTTCCCGCAGAAGAGTAAGATGATAGACGTAGTATATAATATTGGTCCCGACGCAGGAGACGAACTGCGCTATTCGCTGCGCACCCTCAAAAACCTGCCCCATGTGGGGAAGGTCTACATTATGAGTTTCGAGCCACCTCCCGCTTGGCTCAATAACTATGTTTGGGTTCCAAGAGAAATGGAAGACAAGTGGATGGGCACCCACTCTTCGTTCATCCAGATGTGTAGCATACCGTTCCTGACAAGAAAAGTGTATTTAATGGAAGACGATATGTATATTCTACGTCCGCAACGGTTCCTAGCCAACCATTCCTATGATACTTTGGCGGCAATGTGTGAACGAAGACCGCCCGAATCGGGCGAATGGGGCGTGGTCATGGCAAACACAATGGAAATATTGACTTCGGCGGGGGTTCAAAACCCTGTCGGCTACGAAGCCCATATCCCAATGGTTATAGACAGATCGGCTGCACCCGTTGACCTTGACGAAGGGAAGCCTGTCAGATGGTATACCGTTTACGGGAACATAGTGAAACAACGAAAAACAGTACCCTTAAACTATAATGTGAAAGTCGTTACTAATCTTGACTTGCAGCGGCTGGTCAGTTTAGGGGCCGACTTCCTGTCGTCATTAGATTCGACGTTTAAACTGTCGAGCATGGACGCTTTCCTTGAAAGACTGTTCCCCGACAAGAGCCAATATGAAAGATAAAGCGTATTGGGAAAAGTTTTATGAAACGTTTGAGAGGAACGAACCGTCACCGTTCGCAGAGTGGGCTAGGCCCCGCATAACAGGAACCAGGGTCTACGATATTGGGTGTGGTAATGGACGGGACACTGCTTATCTTGAAGCCATAGGGGTGGACCCCATGTCGCCCCAGGGCGCAAACTTCTCCCATCTCACAGCAGAAACGTTTTTCGAATGTTGGGAGTCCTTTCCCTCCGACACAGTGTATGCCCGATGGTTCCTGCATGCAGTGGAAGAAAGAGTGGAAGACGAGCTATTAGAGTGGACGCAAGGCCAACTGTTCGTGGAGGCCAGGGCCATAGGCGACGAGTTAGACGGTTCCCACTATCGTCGCCCCATTAACCCTGAGGTTTTTCTGCAGAAGCTCCTAGACTTTGACTACGAAATCATATATTACGAATTGGGGCGGAGTTTCTCTTATGAGACTCCCCTCCTGTTCAGGGTTGAAGCATACCGCAAACATTAAAGGAAGGGGGATAGTTCAACACTAACTAACCTCAACTAAAATCGAGACCAGATCAAAGCGAAAGCCCCCGAAAGGGGGCTTTGCTTTACCCAAAGGTAATATTAACTTAGGCGTTACGCACCAAGGTAACCTGAAGTACCATACGGCGTGTTCCTCCGCAAATAGCGGATTTGGAACGAGTCGATGGCTACCAGTTCCTCAGCATTGCCAACGTTTTCAACGTTAACGTAGGGACGCATCCCCACGATTGGTATTGTGGCAGTATCAACAATGTTGATAGTATCGCTACCATCCTCAGTAGTGATACGGAAGACCGCGGACGTGTCGTCCACAGCAATTTCCAGCAACACCCAATCGTTCTGCACGTAGGCGAGCGAAGTCGCTTCCTCAGTGTCGGTGCCAGCGCCGTTGACCTGTGCGATCCAAAATTCGTCGCCAACGTTGACGGCATCCTCAGGGTCCCAAACCCATGCAACAATGTCCAGAGCAGACGAGTTTACGGCGGCAGGAGCCTGACCGCAAAAGCCGAACTCTGTTTTTTGAGCATCCACGTCGGGGAGACGCAAGACCATAGCGATGTAAACACCGTTAGAGTCAAAAATCACTGACTCCTGAACAGACGCACCATCACGGCCAAACTGCAATGCAGCAGCATCACCGTCAGCAGGCGAAGTGGCACCCACGTTCAACGCGATAACACCAGGATGGTCAGCAACCGCAGTAACTTTCGTTACGTTGGAAACAGCCGCCCCAGCGATCTCGGTGCCGAACCAGTCGTAGTCACCGAGGTACAAGACCCCTGTGCCGTCTACCAGGTCGGCGAGCAGAGCACCATTAATAAAATCATCATGAAGAGTGATAGAATCAATAGAGTCAAGCTTGTTGAACGGAAGTGATCCGAACGCATTTGGCATTCTAATAGGCATAATTTCCTCCTTTATACATTTGTGGAAGAAGAGATCGAACTATTCGTTTCTCATCCTCCATTACTTAGCACCGAGCATCACGGGTTGCTTAGAGGACGTTTTGTTGCCCTCATAAATCTGTGAGAAATAAAAAATATTCCTTCACTATATAGTTATAAGTGTATTATAATTTAATGATCGCAATTACAATACCAGCAATAGTAGCTGCAGCAGCGCCCAATTTGGGCCATGTAACAAAGTGAGGTATTTCCCGTTCAATGACAAGAACCTTCTCGTAAGTTTTAATAGCTATCTCGCGTAGAGTGTAGCCCTCATAGTCGTCCTGCAACTCAGACATAATCCTAGACTTGCTTGCTTGCCAAATACTCGGCTATGGTTGTCTTAATAAATGACAACGCAGCAGCCAGAGCCGCGGCTCCACCTGCAGCCGCAGCAGACCTAAGCCCTTCGACATCAGCAATCTGTGCTATAGAAAACACAGCAACAAATGCTTGGGCAGCAGTCCAAAGTCCTCGTGTAAGAACATTCTTCCAGTCCATTATACCTCCTTTATGTTAACAGTTGCATCATTGCTGATGAACTGCTCAGGCTTGTAGCTCCGCCAGAGGCGGTACCACGGAATCAAAAAGGTCACAAAATCAACGTTAGAGTTGATAGCTTTAAGGTTTGCAAGAAACTCTTGCAGTTCTTTCTGTTCCGCATCGGTCAAAATAGCCATATCATTATCTTCTTCCCCCGCACAAGGCGGTATTTGTTCGTTATCAAAATTCTTTCTAGGCGCAGCAGTACCATGCGGATGGTTATAATGTGCAGCTATCTGCCAGAAAACCTCCGACCACAGGTCGGGCCGCGACCGCATGTAGGCTGCAAGCCTGTCGCCCGCAAGCTTAGCTGATCCTGTTGCGGGAGCACCAGTAGTCAGCATTAGGTCAGCAGCATTAGACCACGCATGCTCCGACCAAGGTTGGTCGTCGTCATTGTTTTTGTGACGACAGTTCGTCACGCCAACATGAACAACCTGGGCGAACTCGTTGGGCAATGCTGCCTGCAAATCGTCCAAAGCTGCTTTAAGCTCAGGGGTCATTAGTAGTCCAGCTTACGCTTACGCCGCTTCTCGCGGGGCATAAGCTTAGCGTTCTTACGTTGCTTACGCCAAGGCGCCGAACCAGGTTTGGGACCACTATACCTGACCACGGGTGCGGGACGCGCAACCGTAGTCGTCGTCTCAATAACCCCCAGGTCTTCGCCCCAGCCGCGGAGCAGGTCACCTATATCCTTTTTCTTTTTAGCCATTCACAATCTCCTGTTCATTATATGTATGTTTTTGTATTAACTAGCCTTCGCTTGCAGGGAAAGCACCCTGCAACCTCAGTTCTTGTATGAGTTGATCCAATTCCTCGTTGGTGCGGGCAGCGACGCCACGAACATCAGCAGGCGTGGTAAGTTTAACTCCCAGCCCACTCAACCCTACGCCAGCTATGTTCTTCATGATCGAAGTCAAAGTGTTATCATCCTCTTTAATGCCGAGCCTCTGCTGCCTGTTAGGATCAGAAGGACCACCAGTCAGAGGGTCAATCACTTCCCTGCCGAACGGCAGGGCGGTCTCCAAGATGCTGCGCATGAAATATGGTATGCGCACATCACCATCCATAGTCTCATCATACAAACCCACAGCCGCCAAGCTTTTCAGGATAGCGTTGAAGGGTGCGGGGGCGTTCACATCCCCGAAGTCCCGCTGCTCGTTCACATTAACAAGCGTTGAAACGTGGGGGCCAAGCAAATCGTTGGCATAGTCAACAAGGTTGTCGATACCAGGCGTAGGCAAGCTAATAAGATCAGCAATAGGAAGATCGGGGTCGATCATGACTCTCGCCCAAAACGGAGTGTTGGGGTTAACGAAATAGTCAGTGCCTGCAGCATGAGCAGAAAACGAATCCCCCTCAGGCATGAGAGCGTTCTCGTCTCCACCCAGGTTATCGTTCATGCTCTGCATCATGGCCCGATACTTCTGCACGTAGCGGGGGTTCTCCACGGCAAGCTGTATTTGACGGGGCAGGTTACGCCGAGTCCACACGAAAAACGGTATCCACGATTTTAGTCTAGTCTCCATAGGAGTAAGGTTCACGTAGTCGAAATGAGTAGCGTTCACCATATCCTTCGCCATTGATCGCGTGGCAGGCTTGGCAGGATCAAAATAGCGGGCATACAGCGACACACGCAGCAAGTCCTCGATGCTCTCCATGAAGCGTCCACCCATGCGGGTGAGAACAAAATCGTCCACATCCCACACTTTCATCCAAGCCAGCTTCTCACGTTTCTGACCAGCAGTAAGCTTCCTAAATTCGGTGCTCGCAAACCCTGACATGATATCGTCTTCCCAGGCGGCACGGAACACTTCTCTCGCATCAGCGGGGAGCGTGTCGAAAGCCTGGTCCAAGGTTTTTCCAGCACGCAGGGCGGCACGGACCTTCGGCGCACCGTGCGCCACCATAGCATAGTTAGAGTTCTGCACGCCATGAACAAGGTTCATCCAAGCACCACCAACAAGGTTGCGGATATGGAAGGACGGTCTGGCAATAGTGGCCATAGCCCTCCACCAGCGCAGGCCGTTCCTAGTAGCGGTCTTAGCAGCAGCAATACCTTCAGGAGTGTACATCATGGCAGAGTTGCGCGCCACGTTGCGCAGGAACATTGCAAGGTCCTTTTGGAGCACAACGTCGTCTACTGCGGGGCCTGCCAGGGCGAACATGCTTGGACTGACAAAGCCAGGGTCAGCGACGCTTGTGAAATCGTCTATGCCACGCATCAGTTTGGCAGCAGTATCATATCCTGCATCGCCTAGTTGGTCGGCGGAATCACGTAGTATTCGTAGCCTGTTTTCTAGCTCAGTGTTGCCGAGCAATTTAAGCTGCGCCGAATCGGTTACGAGTTGGCCGCTTCTAGTCTGCAAGGCAGCATAATTCGTGACAACATAATTGAGTTCGTCCTCGAAAGTGTCGAACAGTGCACGGGTTTGCACCAGTTCGGCAGGGTCTTTAGTAATCCACTCTGACACGGAAGGGGGTAGGGCAGCCAGCTTCCTGTTCAGGTAGCGGTATAGTACGCGGCTAGTAGTTTCGTCCACAGTTTTACTAGCCAAATCTCGCATGCCCTTGTTTGTGAGCTTGCCTTTAAGAATGCCAGACTTCAATTCAGAATCAAGTTTAAGAATAGCATCTTCTAGCGCGATGCGTCGTTCAGTCATGTCCATACCAGGTTTAAAAGTAATTTCGAGTTCTTCCGCAGCGTTCACGGTAACCCGCATGTTTGTCCCTTCGAGCGGCACGCTCATAAGCCTGGGGCTTTGGGCTAGAGGGCTTAGTTTTAAGAATTCGGCTCGACTCATCTTGGCCATTTGCAACATGTTCCTGGCCTCACCAATATCTTTGGTGCTGATTCCTGCTTTGCGTAGTGCGCTCTGCACGTTTAACGGTATGTCGGCGTTGCCGAGGGCCATTGAACCTTTAAGAATGTTTTTCTGAGTGATAAACGGGGACGGGTCCCAGGGGAGAATGTTGAAAGCTTCGGCAAGAGTAAGCCTACCAGTACCAGGAACGAGCGGTCTGCCCGTAACCTTGTCTACGACAGACCCAAGATCAGATTCGCTTTCTTCCAAATTCTTTTTCATGTAGTGAGAAACGTTTACACCAGTAGCCTCAGCCAGTTCGTCCTCGCCCGACATCATAGTGATACGAACAGGCATTTCCTCTAATCCTGCTGCCTCAGCAGCGAGCAGCCTGTTGTGACCGTCAATCAGAATCACATTACCAGACGGAGTTATCCCAACATTAAGAGGAACCCGTACGCCTTCGGTCTGAACAGATGCTTGAAATTCTTCCCTAGTACCATACACAGCATCAGAAATCTTTCTACTTCCAACTTCCAAACCTTTATCGTATTCAGCCTTTTTAACAGTGAGCGGCCGCAAGGCTGGATCGTCAGCATCAGCTAAAGCTGCAGCGTTAATGTCGGTCCCAGGTTCTAGGCCAGTTCCGCGAACTTTAGCTGCCTCCCAATCCTCGGGATCGACAATAGTTTTCAACCAGGACACAGGAGCCATATGATTGTCAGGATCAGGGCGCCCAAATTTAGCGACGCTAACAGCCTCAGTATGCTTTACCACGTTCTCAAAAAGTTTCTGAATAACATCCTGCACGTCAACAGCAGTAGAATGGTTCATAGCCAGCCCCGCAGTGCGGAATGTGTCAACAGCAGTCAACATACGAATAGCCTCATCCATGTTCCCAACATAGTCGGCAGCAACCTCAAACGGGTCCTCCGAAAAAATCTTACCATCCCAATCGCCAGGGATAACGACACCATGCCGTTTCGCCTGCTCCCGCACAACAGGTTCAAGTATTTCGTTCAGCTTCGAAGCAGGAATATAACGAGTCTCCAAAGCATTAATGTTCACTTCCCCACCAACCATCAGGCCGCGGGCCTGAGTTCTCAGAAAGTTCTCGGCCCACTCCTGATCCAACAACATGACCCCATCATCCAAAAGAGTAAGCGCCTGTAGACGACCAATCTCACGTTCGTTCATGTAACGGGCAGCACCCATGCTTGTCTCCAACCTGCCGCCCTTACCGCGAGCAGCAATCAGCCTAGCAAAAAGTCCCCTACCAGGATCAGGAGCGTTAATCCATTCACCCCTAGGCGGGGCAGCACCCTTAACGGCAAGCTCATCCAAGATTCCAGCACCAATCTTAGTGCCTTTGTGGGGGGTATACCCGTCAATATACCTTTCCTTGATGCGAGGGTCGAGCATTGACAGTTTCTCGTGGTATTCGTCGAATGTTCCACGAAGGAACGCAGCAACCCCATCAACCTCCTTGTCCAGGTCAGGGTAGAGTCTCCCCCAGTCGCCAGCCAAATCTTGTCCTACTCCACCTTCGCCGAACAGCTTACCAGCCTGACGGAGAGCAACGCCATTAATGTCAACGGATTCCAACCTGTTCATGATAAGAGAGTTGACTTCTGAAATATCAAGGCCAGCACCCTCTGCCAGGTCGCTTATGGTTTTGAACTTGGCTCCAAGAGTGGCGGTAATAAACTCTTTAGCACCCTGGTTGTGGATCGAATCCAAGGCGTCCATAGCAATATGGTACTGCCAGCCAGCAATCCCCTCAGAACCAGGAGTTTTCAGACCTTCAAGTAGCGGGCGCCACTGGTCCATAGCGTTCTTAGCGGACTCAATCCTGTTCGCCATAGTGTTATAGGGACCGAAAGCTTTCAGCCTGCGGCTAACCTCACGCAGCGGATCGCCAATAAGGGATTTGCCAACACCTATCGTACCAGGAATCTGCGCTCCGTGACGCAGATTATTCTGTGTGAACGGGATACTGATACGCGCACCGCCCCTAGCCCACAAGGGTAGTTCCGCCCTTGCTAGAGGGTTGATGGCCCTAAAGTTGCGGGCAATGAGAGGCTTCATGACTTCGTTGGCGATACGGTTAGCGATTGCTAACTCAGTGGTTTTAGCCCACGGGTTACCGTCCTCACCCAAGTAACGGTTTAGACCGCGTTTCACGTCGGGAGCAAAATCACCACCCAAATTATCCACAAAACCCAACATGTCGTTACCGAACTCTGCTTGGATCGCATCAATGTTGTTAACAAGATAACGTTGATAGTCGGTCAACCCTACCAGGGCGGCATCGTCCACAATGCCCGACTTTAAAATAGGCATGATAGCGTCAACACTTTCCTTCTGTAGGGCACGGGCAGCGCCCTGCGCGGCCTTCTTCCCCAAGCCAGACAAACCAAACGTGACATATGTGAGAGGGTCGGTAAGGATTTGGAAGCCGAAGTCAACCACGCCACGGGCCGCACGGCCCAGGAAGTCGTCTTCAGGCGACCATCCAAACATGTCGATAGTATGCGAACCACTGCGAGGGTTAAGGCCAGTCTCCTGCATGAAGCCTTCCTCGTCTTCCATGCCACCCCACAAAGTGTTCCAATAGTCTCCGAAGTTGGGGTTGCGTAAATCTTCTGGTTCTCCACCAGCAATGTCCTGTATGAGCAGGTTCACTGCTTGACGTGGGCCGTCGATCCAGCCGAGTAAGCCCTCGCCTAAGGTTAACGCACGTTGAGTGAACCCTTGCTGTGAAGCCTCGTTGAGAGGGTCGAAAGCTGGGGCAGACGTGTCGTAGCCTGCATTATAGGCGTTGCCAAGGGCGTTGGTAGCACGGCCCTGAACGTCTTGTAGTCTGGATTCGCCAGCAGCAGCAGGGAACTGCGCCTGAGACGAAGGGTTAGTGGCAAGCGAAAAGTTGGGATCACCAGGCTGTGTTTGTATCGCACCTGCTGGCTGCTGTTGGGCCTGCCGCTGCCTACGCATATAGTCAACGATAGCCATATTTAATTACCCCATTCACCAGTGCCGTAGTAGTAGGCGAGAGCCTGCCTCGGGTCCCCCCCGAAATTCTGCATGATATAATCAATGAGTGCAGACAGTTCCATCTGCATGTTCCCCTTGGTTTCTTTAACATCATAGCCGAGCGCAGTATACGCGGATTCGCTCAGGCCGCCCACACCCATTTGGCTGCCGCCACGAGTAGTGCCAGCCTTGCCGTCGCTCTTAGCTTTAATGAGGGCGTGTAGTTGTACGGATTCGGCTAGCGACTGTGCCATAGCTTCGGCCTCAGGCGAATCCCCAAACTTGTCGATAAAGGTTTGGTAGATTGCGATAGCCATACCCTCCGAACCTGGTTCTAGGCGGGACTTGGTAACAGCAGTATTCCACGCTTCTTCCCGTGCTTCAGCGGCTTTCGCACCGTTCTGGAATGCATCCTGCAGGCTGGTCGGGTCCACTCCTAGTTGGGTTGATATGGCTGTAATCTGGTTTTGGGTGGCAGGGTTCTCGAAGTCGAACTGGCCTCCCGTAGACAACAGGAAGTCGCCAACTAGTGCTTCCTGGTCGGGGGAAAGCACAATGCCCTGCGAGGCCAGGTAATCGTCCACATAAGTACCCGCAGCGTTAGCGCCCCGCATTGCTGGGTCGCTGCTAAGGTCAAGGTTGAACGCAGGCTGCACATAGTTAGGTTCTATGCCCTGGTTGATGAGAAGTTCAACGTCAGTACTTTCCTGCAGTTTCTCAATGTCGGTAAGGTTCTGAGTGAAATCGTTGATACCCACCCTGGCCTCCTGTTGGACGCCCTGCTGGTCTAAAATGAAATCTATACGCTGCATTTTCGCATCACCGCTGAGACTGGAAGACATGACGGCATCAATGGCTTCTAGCAGTTCGGGACCGACACCCGCATTCTCGCCCCCAGCGTCAAGAGCAGTGTTGAGTCTGGCCGCTTCCTCAGGCGAAACCCCTGGAAGAAGGCCAGCCTCCCCGAAGGCTGCTGTCTCCCAGGCGTTAAACATTTGGTTTTGTACGTCCAAATTAGTTTGGGCCTGCTGTAGTTGTAGTTGAAGGTCAGCAGCCTGCTGTTCTAGTTGTATGCGTAGTTGTTCCACAGCGATCTGAGACTGTGCGTCGAGCGGAGCGCTTTGCAACGATTGAATAGCTTCAAATTGTGGCATGATCTGTTCTGACTGTTTGATGAGGACCTGTACTTCGTCTAGCCCGCGCCTGTCGGGGCCACCCAACGTTGAACCAGCAACCTCAGGCGTGCCTGCGCCGAACAGAAAGTCTCTGGCACTGCCAAGGTTTTCACCTTGGGCCGCAAGGCCCTCTCCAAAAAGTGCGCCAGCTTCGCCGATGGCGTTCCTGGGTGCATTGGCAATAGTGTTCATATTCGCCTGCAGTTCGGGGCTGGCCCCGAGAGCAGCGCCAATGTCTCCGAACCCTTGGCCTGAGGTTACACGATGCAGCCAGTTACCTAAAATATTACCTATCTCACCTATAAACCCGACATCCCTCTGCCTTGTTCTGTCCCGTGGCGTGATGGTCGGCGACGGTGAAGAACGAAAAACAGGAGGCTGAAGGCGAGGCCCACCAGTAGCCATTAGCGAGAACTCCTACGGGTTCGACGCTGCGATGAAACTTGTTTCATTCGCATTAGAACGGTTCCTTCTTGCCGAAGCTGCCACCATAACCAGGCGCACCACGAGATTCAGGGTTCGCCCACGGCGACGGGAAGTTCCAGCCATAACTGCCGCCCATACCCATGATACGAGAAATGATTTCAAGCGCCGAACCGAAGCCTATGCCTCCGCCGCCGCCTCCACCAGAACCGCCAGCCTTAACTGCCTTCTCACGGTTTTTTAGTGCTTCGAGAGCAAACGAAATCTGCTGTTTCAAATCGGCGACAGCCTCGTTGCTTTCACGGTTAACAAGCTGTTGATTGCCAGTACGAATACCAGAATCGTAGACACCCCGCTGCAAGGCGTTGTTGATAGCAGCCTTCAAACCCATTTGCCGTTCCTGACCTATATCGCGCAACCCTGTTGTCTGCTGAAATTTGACTTTTCTGCGTTCCAAAGCAATGTCAGCTAGAGCAGCCGATTTGTCGGCTGCGCCTAAACCTCCGCCAGAGGGCATTAGCCCGCTTACCAAGCCGTTAATCATGTCTCCTATTCCAGGGCTTGGGGGAGCATAGAGGTTCCCTGGTGCAGTGGGAGTAGTGATTCCTGGCCTGGGTCGAGGCTTGTTGTAGGCGTTAGGATTTTGTTCATCAAAACTTGGCATTAAAAACTCTCTTCACTATATGTCCCATAACGTATTACGCAGCCTCATAGGTTCCAACCAAAATAATGTCGTCGCTAGTAGTAAAAGTACCAGGAGCAGTAGCCGACAGGGTGGCAATAGTACCCGAAGCACCAGCAGTAGCCACACTCAAAGGTCGCATAACAGTGGTAGACGTTAATCCAACAAAACCAATATATTGTGTTCCCGCAGCCTGGATATACGCTGTACCTATGTGGGCGAACGTCGGCCACGCCGAACTAAGAGTAACGGGCAGGCTGATTGTTGGGCTAGTGCCGACAGCGCTAGTAGACCCGAGAGCGAACCACCACATAAAATGGACGGTTTTTCCTATTTTAGCGTATCGCGCAGTCGTGGTGCCGTTACCGACAGTGAGGTTGGTAAGGCTCGGTGACCAAGTAGTCCACTCTGTCACATCAGAAAGATCGTCAAGAATAGCGGTGCCTAATGCCGTGGAATGGTCGTGAGTATCGTGACCAGCCTCGGCGAGAGTCTGGTCAATCCACTGGGTAGTGCCCGAGTCGTAGGCGAGCAGGTTATTGTCGGCAGGAGTGGTGAGCGTAACGTCAGTGTGAGAGTCAAGATCGTGTGCGCCGCCAGCAGGCAAAACCTCCCAGGCCGCGCCACCTATGCCGTCAGCCGTCAACACGTAATTGTCGGTGCCTGCGCCAGAACCAAAATCGGCAGCATCCATGCTCCCAGGCGTCACGCTCTCCCAAGAATCGCCATCAGCCTCCAACAAGTTGCCAGCCGTAGGGGTGCCCACACCCACGTCGGTCAGGTCACCCAAAGCTAGTGTTGTGACCGCAAAGTCGAGTGTATTGTCAGTGTCGTCATATGTGACAGTAATACCTGTCTCGGTGTTACCCGTCACCATGCCGCCAACAATATCAGCCACGTACTCCGTACCAGGGGTAGACTCCCAAGAGTCGCCGTCGGCCAAAATAATATTACCACTAGTGGGCGTGCCCACGCCGACATCGCTCAAATCACCAAGAGCAAGAGAATGTTCTCCTGCCGTAAACACACCATCAATCCAGTTGTGGAAATACGTGGCCTCGTTCGTGTCCACGGTACAAGACTGGATCACGTTGCCATATATCATGACACGTTTGCTGCTGTTGCTTTGGAACAGGTCCCCGCCAGCACAGTCCTCGAACCTATTACCGAATACGGAACCGTTAAAAGTTTGCGAAGAGGCAGCGTCCATCCAGATAACGCCTCTAGGCGACGCGCCGCCGCCGCCAGCAACAGTAACGTCTGCGAACACATTACCATATACTGCGAAAAAGTTTTCAGCATCGGCTGACGAGCCGTCATTAGGACTAACACAAGCCTTAGCGGTAATCCCGTCAAACTTGCATCCAGACACTATAAACAATCCCGCCTCAGAACGGTTCGCTATGATAACACCACCAGAAGCACCGCCCGAGAACTCTAACCCCTCATAAGAAGAGTCGCCCGTGCTGGTAAAACCGTCGTCAACAACAGTAATGTGGGGCCATGCGGTACCTCTAACCGCAATGTTTTTAGAACCACCATCCACCGCATCAGTGAAAGAGTAGTTCCCGTCCAACAAAACGATAGAAACATCGTTAGCATCCAAAGCAGCAATAGCTGCGGTAATCGCGGCATCGTCGGCAGTACCATCACATTGAATGTGGGCCATGTGAGGGTTGGCAGTATCCACAGCAGCAACAACAAGCTGATCTGAATGAATATCCTTTTTACGAATGTAGTTCAGATACTCCTGAATATATTTAAAGTTAGAAAATAGTGCCCGAGAATCATCGTACTTTTGGAGTGGGAACCTGAAGCCCCTGTCAAACCTAGACGGCATCGTAACCAGTCCCTCCCATGTCGCCACGTTGCCCACCACGGCGCGACCACGAATACATGAGCGCATTGACCTGGGCCTCATCAGCATGCGAGGCGGTCACCTTACATGCCAACCAGTTAAACATGCCGTTCACGTCCACAATCGACTGTTGTAAATGATATTCTAAAATGTTTTCAGTCTCAGCGAGAGGATCGAAAACGAATGTCTGCCAAGCAGTGTTTATAAAATCTCGGTAGAGAGCAACTGTCAAGTCGTTAGAGTTTTCGGCTGCCAGCGAACCGAAACGGCGTATGCGGTTACGATTGTTTCCGTTGTCGGGACTGAACCAGGCGGTTCTGAATTCGAAAGAATAGTTGGCTCCGAAATCAGTCCAAACCGTGGCAGCATCAGTGTTCGTAGAACCCATATACCCTATCGCCACATAGCTGTCGTTCGACGCATCGTCTACTACGAAATACGGATTAGAGTTGCCAGGGGTCACGGCGCCTGCGCCGCCTGTAGCAATATAGTCAGAATATCTTGCGCAGATCGACGGGACGATCCCGAAAGTCCATCTCGTCCACGCGTTCCGCTGCATGTCGAACACGAGAGTCTCAGTGTTCTCATCTGTCTGTGTGGGGCTACCGTCAGTCTTCGGATAGGAAAACCACAGGTAATGCCCGAAGACCTGCACAACGATCTTAAACGTAGCGTTATAGTTCAAGTTGGCTCGCACATAAGCAGAGATAGGTTCGCCGACATCGTTAAACCTTGCCCCATCATACGACCAAATCGTACATGTGTTCGTGTCAAAAAAGTAGGCGACGCCTCCTGCTGCCGTAGCCGCATACGTTCCCTCAGTGCCTATACGCACGTCGATAGGATACAGGGCGAAAGTGTCCTCGTCGGTGCCGACCAGAGTATATGTGGAATTGTTTTTAAAAATAAGCATTTGTTCGCCGAACGGAACAATAGCAGTGATCTCCTGGCCGTCATCCGTGTTAATACCAATCCAAGAGTTGGTTCCCCAGGTCTCGGCAGTACCAGCATTAGACCAATAGAGGCGGGAAGGATAACGGTACGAACCCGTCTTATGCACGTTCGCAGCGAAAATACGATCATGATAGGCGACACACGTTCTAGCACGAGGGAAGCCTGTAGTGTCCCCGTCCAAATCGTGTACGAGAGGACGGGTAAAAGAAATGTCCTGAGCGTCATAGCGGATCGGCAAAGAAGGCGACCCAATAGCCCCCGACTGGGTTTGCCACGCGCCACCAACACCAGCGCCAGACCCACCAGAAAAACCATTATAATGCAAACCTGTCATGTAAATATCATCATTCCAGGTAATCACGTTCTGCGACCATGTGCGGAAAAAGTTTGTAGAAGTGTCACCGCTGCCGAGAGAGTGACCCGAATCAATAAAGTCGGCGCCAGTACCATCCGAATCGAATTCGGCAGCTAACTCACCGAACTGCTGGTAGTAAATGGAGCCGTCACTCTTATTAAACCATAGTGCCACCTGCCTGAAAATGGGCTGAGGCGCGGCGGCGGCAGGGTTGTCCACAGTATACACGCGGGGAGCGAAAAAGAATTCAGCATTATCCTGGTCGGCGATAGCGGTAGTAAAAGCTTGCATGCCGCCACGCTTACGTACTCCACCGTTTACGCTATACTCCAAGTCGAGGACATCGCTTAGCTCATTGGGAGCAAGTTTAGAATACGGCTTGTCGGGGCGCCATCCCCCACTAAAATCGTCAAGAACTACCTGCTCAATGGATGTGCGGCGGAGAAGGCTCCCAGGGACGATACCTGCAAGGTCCCGTGTAGACGGCATTTATATCTCCATGATCCACGGAGTGTTGTCTCTGCTTCCGTAGAAGAGTCTACCATAGCCGTCGCCCGCAGTCCACGGCGCCCGCTTGATACGATCCTGATAGTACGTAACCATATCCTGCAGGTACGAAGCGTAAATGATGCGCGACCGTTCAGACTGATCATAGTACTCTTCACGCTCATACAATTTCCACTTACAGTATTCGACCAAACCCCAATGAAAAGCAGTATGATATTCGGGGGATTCCCCATCCGTTTCCAATTCAATAATGTTACGATAATAGTATAGTGTCAGCCTGGAACCATCATCAGCGGAAGGCACAGGGTGTAGGAGAATCTCGTTCTTCCATATCGTGAAACAAAGCGGGTTAGTACCCGTGTTACCCGTGTCGTTGCCGAACAGGGCGAAAAAGGTGGTGGGAGCAAGATATTCTAGCCTACCATCATTGTCGTCGTCAATAATAATGGCACCATACGAGTAGTCGGAAGGCATGGCTATTGCTCCGTAGCCTTCCTCCAAACTGATATCAACATAAGTTTCGAGGAACGGCCACGGGAATGCTACCTCAATTTCGGTCATGGCCAAAACGATCAGGCCGTCTATTTGAGCGTCAGTAATATTCGTATCCTCAATGAGGGTTTGAATCCTGACGTTATTCCTGATTTCTTCCTTGTTCACTCTTCAAATGTCCCACACAGTAGCCCGCGCCCTTAACGGGGTGCGCTCCGCACGGGAAACCTTTCTTATTAATACCAGCACAAACCTTCACTTTCGGCTTAGGTTTGCTAAAAAATATCGGGGCTTCTATAAGCCCGCGGGCCTCGCCAGCAGGCAGGCCCTTGATCGGAACGGGAGCCTCTACTAGTCCTGGGAAGCTTCCAGCAGGAATACCCACATGGTTGCGCTGGTGCAGCGCCTCAGCAGGGTCCGCTTTCCTTATTTGATTGTCGCTAAACGCGTTTCTATCTTTCATGTTTCCTCTTCCGTGAAGGGGGGCTTTCACCCCCCCACACTGGAATGTTCAGCTATTACGCCGATGCCGTGGTGATCAAGCCTTGACGCTTGCGGTTAGAGCAAGCAAGCTCGCCTCGAAGAATAATCTTCTTGACGCGCACGTCCTGGTTGATCGGCTCAAGCCAGTCACTCATCTTGAACCAGTCAGAACCCAATTTGTACAGTGTGATGTACTTCATGTTGAGAACGTAAATAAACCCAGTAGGGCAGTTACGGTCAAACATGATGGGAGCGTTCTCGAACGAGATGGTAACGAAGCCCTGGTTGGCGATCTGCGGGTCCATGAAACGCTGACGCTGTTCGAACAGAGCATCAAGTGACGCATACAAAAGTTGTGTGGTCATGATGTTAGTCGGGAAGTCATTACCTTCCGAAATTGTCAGGTACATGGTGCGCAGTTGCGAGAAGCCTTCTGACGACAAGTCATAGGCGTTGGAATCTATCGTTGACTGCCACCAAGTGTTGGTAGCAGGAACAATTCCGCCATATGTTGAAGTCGCAGAGACTATCGCAGCCAGACCAGAGAAGTCCTTGTTGCTGTTGCCAGTACCGTCGAGGAAAAACAGTGCGTCAAGAGATTCCGAGATTGAAAGCTCGGCCCTCTTAACTTCGTTTTCCACGATACGAAGAACTGCGTTAACGCCACTGTTCTGAGCCAACTCATCGTTGTTCAGCTTGATAGCAGCATAGTAGTTCTTCCAGTTATAAACTGCGGTAGTGATACCCTCGTCGTCTTCCGTGAGGAAAGTGTCCGCACCAGAATAGGAACCCTGGTTGCCAAGTTCCGCATACATTAGCGGCTGGTTAATCTGAGTACCTCCGTCGAGAGTTTCAACGTTACCGAAGTTCGTGACAACAAACAGCCAAGGCTTGGACGTGAAAATCACGTCCTCAAACGTGGACAGATACTTCTGCATTGTAGTAGAAGTAAGCCTGTTGAAGTTTGCATTACCAGCCATATGTTATCGTTCCTTTCAGATAGTTATTAGAACAGGAATTCGGTTTCCCGAACCTGATCTTCACGCAAGCTATCTTCCATCGCCGACCTAAACGTCGCGAACACTTTCGGTTCTGGCACATTATCGCTCGAATCAGAATTCCTACCCCCAGCAGTAGAGTTAGCAGCAGCGTTCTCACGTTCAGCGTCGAGACTCTTCTTCTGCTCCCAAAGCTTGTAAAAAGCATACTCAAGGTCCTCAGAGTTGAGTTCCTGAGCTTTTAGCAATACAGCTTCCTTATCGCTTTGAGCGAGTTTCACACCGTACTGTCCCTCGATTTGAGAGAACACAGTGTTCACAACGTTCCAAGCTTGCTCTGCTTCAAAGGCTTGAATTCTTGGATCGGCCTGCAGTTTCTCTGCGAGCTTCTGTTCGATGAGTTGGTCAAGATCAGGTTGTGCCTGAGGAATAACCTCAGTCACGGGTTGACCCGAGCCTACTCTCGACATGAGCGTCCGCACAGTTTCCTGCGGCCTCTCCTGCAATGCGCGCCACAACACTAGAGCCTTCTCGTTCTCGTCTCGGAGACTAGAAAGTTCTTGCGTCTTGCGGGTATAATCAGCCTGCCTCATATATCCACTTTTGAGTTCGGCTAGTGTCACTAGGGCACCATCGACCTCGAACCTCAAGGAATCCGTGTCGGGTTGTTCCTCGTGCTCCTTCTCAACGAAAATGTCTTCAAACAGGCCGACCTCTTCGTTGCTCTCGACTATTGGTTGATCTACTATGGTAGCATCTGATTCGCTTACGACCTCAATGGCAGTCGGGGTCAGGTCTGACTCTGCCGAGTCTTCCTCTGCAAGCGCCTCTTGGATAGCTTCCTTAAAGCTGATTCCGCCGTCCGTATTAATTGGCATAAATTAAATTCCTTTCATCTTTGCCATACCTGCGCTCCCTTGTCACTATTGCGTGACAGTTCGCACACCTTACCTCGCATTTTTCAATTTCTGCGAGAACCTTTTTAATGGAATACCTTAACATATCTGATACTCCTAAAATCTTTTTTCCTCTCATAATACAGTTCAAACTGTATTAATATCCTTGTTAGTATGTTGGCGGCAACATGCCGCTATTATCTTCTGTTGGTAGGGCCATTGGCGGTTGAGCCGTCTGCGGTCTAGGCTGCCCAGGCTGCGTAGCACCACCAGTCACTTCAGCACCAGGCGGGGCAGCTTCACCGCCGCCCATAATGCCCTGCAACATTTGAGCCTGCTGCATTTGGGCCATGATTTGCTGTTCCTCGCTAGGCTCAAACAGGGCGTCCACGTCCTCGATGCCGCCCGCTTCGAACCACAGTTCGAGCAGGGGTTGGACGTTGAACAGTATGCCCATTTGCATGAGCAGTGGGGCAGCCGACAGCATGGTGCCCACCATTTCACTCAACTTCTGATATTTGATCTGCGGGTTGCGTAGCTCAGTGGAACCACGTTCCACCTCGACGTTGTAGCGGCCCTCAAAAATTTCGGGTGTAGGCGTGAACTTAAGGTCGGTTAGCCCAGGGGTTTCACCCATTTGCCGATTCAGCTTGTCAGCTTCACGGCCAGTCACAAAAATACTCATTTCCTCAAAATCGGTGAGGGGAAGAACATCCTGTATAATGTCGAGCATGAGTTGCCCGACCTGACGTGCCGCAGTCTCAATTTGTACTAACTTGTGGCGGGTGCGGATATTCGTGGCCCCTTCAAGAATGGTCGCCTCGGTCGCGGTACGCGAGTTGCCCTGGGGCATGCCCCGCAAATACTCGTTGACACCCGTGATTTCGTTGATGTCGGCCCGAATTTGCGCTTCGATCTGATACGAGTCGGCAGTAAGCGGGACGGGAGCAATCTGTGTGACAAGAAAGTCGAACGGCTCATTACCCGAAACGGGCGCAGCATCGTTAACCTTGCCACTCTTCAGGGCTTGTACGGCCTCTTCGTTGAGAGCGTTCTCGCGGTACAACCACTTGACCACGTTACGTCTACGGTGGGTTATCATCTGCGAACGTGTCTTGTTGAGTTCGTCCTGCAGCCACTTAACCATTTCAAGTTCGCCCATGTGGTAGGGCGAATTGGGAATCCGATAGTTGTGGAGTTGGACGAGAGGGCACACGACATGTTCGATAAACCTGATGGCACGCTGGCCTCCTTCAAGGAAGGTTAGCATCCACTTCTCGCGCAGATCGTAGAATTCGTAGATAGTAGTGTAACCCGTAATGTCTTCTAGGCGTGAACGGTCCTCTGAGGCTTGGCCCTCCGAATCTACCTGCCCCGACTCAAGATCGTTTGTTAGGGTGTAGCGGTCGTCTCGTTTTAGTTCGTCTACGGGAAGAATGATACGCTGGCACACCCAGCGGGCATTGTGTAGTCCATCCGAATACGGGTCCACCCAAACGTCCCACGGGGACGGGCGGGACACGCTAAACTTTGCGACCTTGATGCGGTCGTTCGAAACATCTTTGCCACGGGAATCATATGCGGGTTGAGAGATAATTTCGTAGCCCGCTTTCATGTAGCCGTCGCCCAAAAGGAGGTAGTCGAAGGTTGACTCTGAAACATATATTTGTCCCTGCACGTCTTTCGACCGCCACATGCGGTTAACGTAGGCTTGGAGTAGCGCAGCCGAATCAGGGTTCGAATCGCCGCTTTCGGGAGTAATCAGAAACTTGGGGTTCTCGTCTGCGACAAACGGAACGAGAGTGTTGATGGTAGAGAACGCAATGTTAATGTTAACAACGTCAGCGGTCGGATCGTCGGGAGCATATGACCAGCGGCCTTCACCCATATACATTTCGTGGCTCATACGCCACGCTTCCTCGCGAGTTTTCTGGCGGTAGTTCTGGCCCAAGTTTAGACGGTCCATAGCAGACGTGAGCTTGTCCTGCATGTTTTTGGACAATGCCCGTCTCAGCTTGTCGTTGGAATTATAGCCTATTGTTTGCGGGATGATGTTCTCCTAGAGGCCATTATTCGCCTCAATGTGTTTCTTAGTTTTGAACACTCCACGAGGCGGCGCATACTTCGCAGCCTCAGAGTTCATTGGCTCGGGATCGGGACGACCCGCGGCACGGGCTTTCGCATACATGCTCTTAACGTAAGCGCTAGTGCCCCTGCCTCCTGTCACGTCTTTCCCTTCCCTTTCCAACGCAAAATCAGCCGCCGACATTTGAATAGTCGTCAGCTTACAGCCGTAACACCCGTCCACAAGTTCGGGATGCTTAGTTCGCTGGTGTATTGTCACTAGTGCCTCCTGTCGTTTGGGTCCAGGTCCAGGTGGGGTTTGTATACCAATCTGGCTCTGGTTTATGACAGTCGCACGAGCAGCAATGTTCGCACCCCTTGTGCGGGGCGGGAATATTGATGATCATTAGATTAACCGATCAGCGACGAACTTGCTATTAATGTTTGTACTGGGAGTCTTCGGAGTACCCTCTTTAGTGGTACCCTTAAGTCCCCGAGAATCCTGTTGCACTGCAGGGTGCTGTTCCAGGTTAGAACCCGAATCGTTCCCTTTGCGCACGGCAGGGTGCTGGTCCAAATATGAGCCTGAACTCTTAACTTTCACGTTAGGGTTCTGGTCAAGATGCGAACCAGTAGACTTAACCTTGACAGCGGGATGCTGGTCGAGATGTGAGCCTGACTTGCCTTTGCGGTTAACCGCAGGATGTTGAGCCATTATTTCTCCTTCATATTATAGTTTGTAATCGTATTAAAAGTCTTCATCATAAATATCCTGCCAACGTTTCGGAGCACGAACCAAGGTTTTCCTAGGCTTAGGAACCTTGACGCGGCTGCGGCGAAGCTGCGTGGGAACCAACCACCGACGGCCATCGATCACTACCACATCCTCCGAAAGTGTTGGGACTTCCAGTTCTGCCCAAGAACCCAACAAACGCCTAGGAGCAGAAGGTGCCTCTACTTCAGCCCAAGCCGCTAACAGCCGCCGTGGGGCAGTGGGGACCTCCATTTCGGTCCAGGCGGCATACAGCCGCCGTGGGGCAGTGGGGACCTCCATTTCGGTCCAGGCGGCATACAGCCGCCGTGGGGCAGTAGGAACTTCGACCTCAGTCCATGAGGCCAGAAGTCTCCGAGGGGCCGTGGGCGCCTCGAATTCTCCGAAAGAAACAAATGCTCGCCTCGGCGCTGTTGGAACTTCAGCTTCAGTGAAAGAAACTTGTCCTCGGCGGTCAGTGCTGGTTGTCTCGAAAAACCAATCACCCCAAACGTCAGCCTCTGTAGTGTCCTCGTCGGTGTACTGGACGGTCCTGCGTGCAAGAAAGGACGAAGCTTCGAGAAGTTCCCACGCCCAAGCTGATTTAAGTCGGGAACCTTGGCCCGCCATGCGGCTAGCCTTGGGTTACGATCATTTGCCCTTGGGCGGTAACGGCGGTGGAGCTTGCCGTAACGTTCACCAGGAAAGGGACCGTATTATCATATAGTCTAGGAAACCCCGAAGTCAAGGCGTCAACTGCGGCGCCGACATTGGCTACGGGTGTGTGAATGGTGGCCAGGATGCGGAAGGCTACGAGGTGGAAGGTTCCTGAGGTTCGAGTAGCAGACGCAGTATAACCAGCCTGAATGGAGCGAATACCCGTGTCCTCCGCTTGTAGGGCGAAGACCTCGAAGGTCCCGACTTGGGGTGTGGTCAGAGCAACGAGGCTGGGCGTGTTGCGGCTCGCGGTCCCTGCCGAATTAGTGTATTGGAGGGTTAGGTTCGGCGTGCCCGAACCACCAAGGACCGAGTGCTCCACTCCGACCAGGATGCCCTCGCCATTGGTGGAACCATTGGCGTCACGAGCGGGCCACGCTACAGAGTTGACCGTTTGCGCCGAAGCCGAAGTAGCCGACAGGCCCGAATTGTGCCACAACCTATCACACAAGTAAAAGGTGGATGGAAGGCTAGCTGAGACGGCAAGCCTAGCCAAATAAGAGTTGCCCGAGACTGGGTTGGTGAAAGGAATTTGACCAGCATAAGTAGTAAGCGCAGCGCCCGCCACACCAGGAGTGGGCGCCGCTGCTGCCCCAGGAACACCCGAAGAGTAAAAGTGGGAGTAGTGGCCCGAGGCCTCCTGGGTTCCGCCAATCTTGTATATTGTTTGAGGGATTTGCATTCCCGCAATGGCGCCGTCAAGAGTTGTAATAGCCATTATACTGTTGTCACCACGAAACGAAGATACAGGCTAGTATAGTCAGTGATAGAATCGGCCTCCGCGCCGCTCAGGGTTAAAGAATCATCGGTGAAAGCGTCGGGAACAGCAGTAGGCCCCTTTGAAGCAATAAGTGTACCAGGAGTACCCTCGCTGACATAGCCTTGTCGAAGCTGGACGGTGACGTTAAGGGTCGCACCGCCAGCGGCGCTTTTCCCCACACGCCAGCGAACAACATGACCAGTAGATGATATGGGGTCTTCCAGGTTTGTTAGCTTAGTAGCATAGGGGGCCGAAGATGGCGCCAGTACTGACTGGATGTAGTCGGCGTCGGAGGCGACGGACTCGTCGATAGTTGTATAAATATTAGTTACTCCTGCAGCCTGATCGGTATATGTTCCAATCGAAGTATCTGCAGAAGGTCTACCGAATTGGGCCATGTAAACTCCTTCTATAATATAGTTTAAAGTGTATTAACATTATAATCCACCCTTCGCAAAGTTCTCTTCAAGGAAGAGAACCGTTTTCTTCGACGGTTGATCGTCAACTCTCTGACCTATAGCCACTTCGAGCCGATCCTCATTCGTCGAAACGTGAGTATCGAAAATGAGAGCATCAATCTCATCATGCGTGGGCGGCAGGTTCACTTCGTCCCGCCACACGATAGGGTATTTAATCGAATCTAGTACGCCCTGCCACGTCACGAGCGTACCCATAATAACATCATCATGGTTATTGCTCGTCGCCGAATAAGAACCCTTACCGTCGCTAATAAACGTTTGAGCTTCAAGAATAAAATCAGGATCATGCAATATTACCGTGCCCTCATTGAGGGCGTAGAAGAAGTCGTCCACCATTTTCTTCTTCGTGTTGGGGCCTGTACGCCAGCCGTAGCGGGGAGTGCGATCGCCCGTACGCTGCTGGGCGAACGTGTCCTGCCTGTATAGGCGAGGATACCAGTTGTCCCGAGCCAACCTGTCAATGGGCAGAATACCAGCATTGTTGGCTTCGGGAATGACTAGGGCGGTATGGTAGTAGCGGCCCAGCCAGTCAATGAGTTCGTTCAAATATGATACGGGAATGCTTGACTTGCAACTTGCCACCTGTTCGTTCGTGTTCACGTCGAACACGGTCACGTACGAAAAGTCGCCGTGGGCTAAGCCCTCCGCAATGTCAGCACCAAGCACATAGTTGGGCTTCCAAATGGGCCGCATGTGTACATCACGTATGACTTCTGGCTCCCTGTAAATCTTGATGAGAATGTCAGGGTCAGCGTCCAAACCGACCTCCATAGGGTCCCCATACAGGGACCATTCCAAGCTGCGCACAGGGTCGAGAGGCACGTAACAGTCTTTAATAATGTCGGAGACGAAGGCGACCCTTCCTGACTTGGCGAACGCTTCCTCAGGGGTTTCAGGATACTCCTGGTAGAATAACCATTCGCGGCCCCTAAACGACCGTTTCGTCCTATCATACCATGCTGCGTCACGGGTCGGCACCACCGACCAGGGGAAGAAAATGTCTTTCCACACCGAGTCGGAGCGTTGCGAATCCAACCATACTTCGTGGAAAAAGTTTCCCATACCGTTAGCAGTAGAGAACAACATGGCGGGGCCGTACACGAGCGGCTCCACAGCACCCCAAATGTCCTCAGCATACTCCATGAATGCGCATTCGTCCATGAGCGCCCCATACACGGAATCACCACGGCCAGTAGAGCCAGTGGCAGGAACGCTTTCAATACGTGAGCCATTATCGAAAACGATTGTTGACTGGGTTTGAGAGGTCATGCGGGGCATGGCCTGACGCAGTTCTTCGGGGAGACGCCAGTAAGCATACTTGGCTTTGTCAAGCATTTTTTGCGCGGCGTCCTCGTTGCGAGACACGAACAGCCACGGATGTTCGGGGTGAAAAAGCGTGTCCCACAGGGCGTTCGCCACGCCAATCGTCGTCCAGCCGATCTGACGGGCCTTCAAACCTATGATAAGGTTATGTTTGTCTATCTGGTCGGATACGTAACGCTGATAGTCACGCATCCTGAACATTTCGGCACCCTTGTTAACGACGGGAATCTGATAGAAATTCTCAAAAAAGTATTCTTTAGACAGCCTCGACGCTTCAAGCTCGAATTCTACTTTTTCAATATTACTCGCCAACGACCTGGTATCCGTCTCTTGTCAGAATTTCCTTGATAGCAGCAGCCACTTCCTCAGAGATGGCGGTCTTCGACCCTTCCTCTTCGCCACCCAAATCAATATGATCCAAGAGCAGCTTGATAGCGGGCATACGTTGTGGCATGGGACCTTCCATAGCTATCTCATATGCTGCGCCGATAAGGTCCGCATACATGCGTGACCCCAATCCCTTCTTGAATTCGAGCAGCTTCTCTTTAAACTCTTTGGTCTGCTCCCAGTTTAGCAGGGTTCTATCCGTTATGCCCCATTGTTCGGCGAACGCCTTCTTCGTCCTGGGTTCTCTTAGTGACGGTGGCACTTTCAGCCAGTCCAAATAGGCTTCTTTCACTTCGGGGGCAACAGCCCTTCTACCTTGCGACACTTAACCTCTTCCTACAATCGTCACAGCATACTGCCATGAGCGGTATTAAATCTTCTATTACTGGGTGGTCGCCCCACGAACAGTACACGTCCTCTAAATCGTCCACGAATTCCATATCGAAAGCAGCCCAGTTGGTCTCTTCCTCTAAAACATCGGTGAGGTGTGATTCGTCTGCCGTGATTTCGGCCCACTCGTCCTGAGTGGAAACGATCTTATCCACCCATCCGCAAGACGAACACCTATATACGAGTATTAGGTGTGTTGGAATGTTGGGGGGCGTGATTGCTTTAAACACGTCGGGCCGTTTAAGGGCCATTCTGCACCCGTTACAGTTAGGGAGCGAAACGCTCACTAGCGGCCTCGAAAACCTTCGAGCCTACAGTTGGGCAGTACAGCCAAAATGGTTCTCCACGCTTGAAACGAATACGTCCTGGTCGCCCGCTTCGGGCACGTAATTCAACCCTATAGACCCATCCCCCATTATGGGCTGGTTGCCTGCCTGTATCATTCGGCGAAACAAGCCTTGAAGCGTGTTGTCGTCACTATTTTTACCAATAAAATTGGCTGGCGCGAAATAGATAATCATATAAAGAATCTCCAATTCTAAGTGGAACACAAGGTGTTCCTGTTACATAATATAGCTTAAAGCGTATTAAAATGTTTTAATACATTTATGGCTATATAGTGAAGGACCCGTACACACATACTACGATCCGAGTATCGTAACACCGTTAAAGGCTATTAAGACACTGCCCTAAAGTAGGGAAGGTGAATAAAACCTTTCGGAAGGCTTAAATAGGAGGCCGAACCGCCACGACGACTGTCGGCGGGGACACTCCTAGCCCCACAAGAGGGGTGCGGGAAAGTCGTCTCATTA